CTAGTTTCCTAGTACCCCGGGCTTATTAAACCCGCCGTTTTAATGTACGGTACATCCGTTATAACTAACGGTAGTTTGATATGACCCGCCCATACTCCTGTATTGTTTGGTAACATTTTACCTCCTGAACGAGTAAGTCCTTTAATCGGGACCTAACCTCGCGAGGGTATATGCCTTGCGCCCTTAAGAAGGGTCTTATAACGAAGTCGGATAGTACCGGCATGGTTATAAGGTTCCTTAAGAGGGTAAGGTGTTACTGAACTCTCCAGCAAGGAGGGCGGCCGGGCGAGAAGAAGCTAGTAAGGGATTACTCCCCTGCACGACCCCACGCACACCGTCTAGGATGAAAATCCTGATCTGGTATGCGAGAAGTGTGCGACATGCTTCTCGTAGCGGCGAGGAAATGTACTGATGGTCTTTCCTAGTGTCGGTATTTATATAACCTAACTATGAAAAGACTTTCTCGTACATCTACTCTAAGAGCCGGACAAATTGGTTATTTAGCCTTTACAAAGGCTTTTGATCAATGAGTCCGCCTCCTATGCTGAGCTTTGCGTGAAGACCGTCACCCGGTGCAAATGTTTAGAGATCGTATCACTCAGTTAAGACTTCGTAACGGAAATTATTTCGTTGTGAAGTACTTAAAAGAGTGTTTACGGATCTCTCAACATTTTGTTGCCGGTTCCATTGTAACCCGATCCATCGGGATTCCAGTGGATCTGGCGGGTGGATTGCCTCGGATAATTCCGGGAGTCCTTCGTGCTCGTTTTAGAGCCGGGGACCCCAGAGCGATCCGGGTAGTCTTCACAGTCCTTTCCGTGTTTCGGATTATACGTGTTCCAGGAGTCTTGAAGTTAAATACTATCACTGACCCTTTTAAGGGTAAGGATATGAATTTACCTTCTTGAGCCTTGGAGCGGTCAATTCTGTGATTACTCCAGATCGGGAACTTTAAACAGTCCCGGGAGTTATCAGAAGTGACACTCGTATTTTCCGGATCGGTAGGACCGAACCATCCCTCTTCACTCCTGGGGATCATTTATGATCTAGTCGCCTGGTCTAGGCGTCCAGATCTACTTGATCACCTGGAGCAGTTCGCTTCCCACTTAAAAGGTGGTAAGGAACTGTTCAAGTGCCTTTTCCCTTATGATAATAGAGAATTCTGAGCGATGGGTCTCCGCCCTCTGGAAGAAGTTTTAGACTTCTTCTCTGAGGAAGCGAGAGATTGTTCGGAAGGATGGATCCTTCCGCGCCATCGTGACAGTGATTTCTATTTAGGGAGACTGGCCTTGAAGGAGGAGGGTGCTGGTAAAGTAAGAGTATTCGCGATAGCCGATGTGGTCACACAGTCTTTTCTAGAGCCACTTCATCAGTGGATTTTCAAATGATTGAAAACCTTACCGATGGATGGGACTTTCGATCAGACTAAACCGTTGCGTATCCTTAATGAAAGGATCGCCTCGGGTGAGATCACAACGCCTCGCATATACTCTTACGATTTGTCAGCTGCTACGGACAGACTTCCTATCATTGTTCAGAGAGATATTCTCTCTCTGATCTTTGGTAAGAAGTTTGCTTCTGCCTGATATCATATCATGGTAGATAGGGACTGGGTCCTCCGTTACAACAAATCTACATCGAATTATATCGATGCAGATGTTGTTGTGAGGTATTCTGTTGGTCAACCAATGGGAGCGTTAAGCTCCTGAGCAATGCTTGCATTGACTCATCATACCCTGGTTCAGTTAGCGGCATCTAGAGTTGGTTTAACCCAATTCAAAGATTACGCGCTACTGGGGGATGACATTGTGATTGCTAACGAGTCAGTTGCCATGGCATATCATGCCTTGATGACTGACGAGTTAGGAGTGGACATCAACCTAGACAAGAGTTTAGTTTCTTCAAATACATTTGAATTTGCTAAACAGATTGTCCGGGATGGTGTTAACCTCTCACCAATAGGACCTCGGAACCTCCTTCTTGCCACGAAGTCACCTTTAGGGATATTATCCTTAATTGTTGATCTTCTTAACAAGCAGGTTGTTCTAACAGAGGAAGAGATCAATGAAATGTTCACGAAAGTTCCTGGGATCAGAAATAAAATGATCCAGGCACTTAAGTGGACAGTCCTTGGTCCCTTTGGCCTAGTCCCTTCCGCAGATGGGTTAACTTCGCGTATGCGATTAGTTAACTCGCTCTCTGCGGTGCGAGTGGATTCTCTGATTTCTTCAATAGATGACGCTCTACATTTAAAAGCTGTAGAACGTCATTGAGAAGTAGTCGAGAAAATCTCTCGTACGCTTACCAGACTTTATGTTTGGGATCCTGCGAAAGATTTTCGGGATGACCCTTGGTGTTTTGCAGCGGATAGAGTCCGTGATTTAATCATAGACATCTATCAGCTGAAACTCGAAGAGTTAGCCGAGAATCCTCCTGTCCGTAGATTTATCTTCGATGGACCTCTGATAATGTTTAATCATTATCGTGAGGGTTGAGCCAAAGAGGTGATGGAATACATTTCTAAGAAATTAGAATATGTACCTCCAGTACCTATTTTGGACCCGTTCGAAGATAAAGGTGAGGTCCTACTGGCCTTCAAAGGTATAACAAAAGGTGAAGATTTCTTCGCCCTTGTTAGAAAATTGGAGGCCGAGAAGGACATCGCCAGGTACGGTCATCTCATGTCTTAGCGAAGCGTCCATGCCTTATTAGGGCATGCCGCTCTTCCTCGACAAGAGGAGGAGTGGGATCTAGGTCTCCG